GTCCCAAGGAATTGTTTTGTGTTATTGTCATAGGGGGGTCTAATTCGGCTCTATTCGCCCCAACTCATCAACCGTGTACCTCTTTGTAATCCCTTTGTGTTCCTTCTCGTGGCAAGATCTGCATAGCACCTCTAAATTGGATTCGCTCAGTGTTATATTCGTGTCGTTAATATTCTCGGGCGTTATATATGTCTTATGGTGCACAATTACCCCGGGTACAATCAATCCATCCTTTGCGCACCGTTCACACAGACCAGCCTTTTTCTGGAAATATGTATCTCTTAGTTTCTTCCACGCCTGTGATTTATAGAATTGTTCAGCATAAGGCTTCATTTTCAACACCAAAAAGGGAACCTCTTTCGAGGCTCCCTATCCCATGACAGCAGAGAAACTGACAAGTCCCCCCGCTACCATCTATACACTAGCGAGGTAGCTTTCACACTTTCTCTGATACCATTTTCGCACATATTGGGGTGAACTGTCAACCCCTAATTTAAAAAATACAAAATATTGTGGTTTAATCACATGCAAGCATCCATCTAATTTGCTTAATCACTTCCGCTCCATATTCTTTTAAAGATAACCACTCAATTAATTCAGTGGCAAAATCTTGCACTGCATCCCTCCGACAGACAGTTATAAAGTCTTCATTTTTCAAAATTTGCTCCACAAGTTCATCCGTGTCTACATATATCGGCAAGTGTAACTCGGCCACTATAACCAGCTCCTCCCATATCGTGCAATAAATTTGTCCCTCGCAGTTTCTCCTGGATTATCCCTTTCCCAAATTGCTTGTCCTAACATTTTAGACAACACCGACGCAACGCCGTTTCCATGTAGTTCCATGTGGCAATCAGCGCAAAGATCAATTGTCAATCCATCCCGATCCGCTAATCTTCTAACGCCGTTCCCAAATATTAGATGATGCGTATTGTCTGCCGGATATCCGCATATCTCGCATATTTTCATTGCAGATACTCCTTTCGCACATTTCCACCAGCCCCGGCAATGTATTCATATCCGGCTTTCTGTGTTTCCTTTCCGTACTCCGCGCCTAGCTGCCATTCCTTTTCTAAGAATCCGCTAATAGTCTTTAGTGTTCTGTCTTTCGCTTCGGAATTTCTTCTTAGGTAGTCCATTTTTTCCAATAGTTCCATCTTCTCCCACGGTTCTATTACTTTCCCGTTTAACAGTTTTTTTTGTAATAATTCTGTTCGCGCCCACGCGTTCCTTTCTCTTTCTGTCATGCTTTCCCTCGTATTTTTTTCTCTAGCTCACTCATCGCTTTCTTGTTCAGTTTATAGCACCATCGCAACGACCACCTCATTTTTTTGGAAGTTTCAACCCACCCTTCGCACCCGATCCATCGGTTTATCAGCATGGATTGAATTTTTTCATCGCTAACAAGTTCGATTGTTTTTGTGACAACTCGCAAAGCTTCCTCTGCCCGGTTAATCGCTTCTTCTTTTTCTCTAATCAATTCCATAATTTCGCACATAGTTTCGCTCAGTGTGTCCTTTGGTGAAGTCTGGATTCGGTCAATGTCGTATCTTATTGCATCCGGCAACAGTGAAGTCTCCAGCTCCTCAATCTTTAGGTTGAGGCTAGCAATTGTTGCTTTTTCGCGCTGATAGCCAGATAAAAGAGTGTATAGCTCATCTGTCACCCTTCTTCCCCCTTTTCCACTTTTCAAAATCTTTTTCGTTGTGTTCATCCTCCATAGCAGCCGCCACAAATAACGCCCAAAGATTTGCAACAATAAATATTCCAATAACGATCAGCACTATTTTCATAGTCAGCCTCCCACCTTTTTTGCCTCTGCCTCAATAAGTTCAATATACCGCCTTCGCGTTTCAGTCGAGTATTCGGTGTTAGTCAGTATTGCGTTTACAATTGTGGCAGCCATTTCGCGCTGGCCTCGCAATTCCGCCTCCTTGATTGCTTTAAGATAATAATATTCTTGCTCCCTCATATCATCCCTCCAATAGTTCCGCCGTTTGCTCTGTTAATGCTTTCAATTCTGGGATAAGGCCGTCGTACCGTTCTTGTCGTGCTTTCATCGTGTTATAATTCTTTAAAAAATTTGACGATACCACCCCCTCGTTGTATTCCTGGTCTATCGCCCACGATCGGAGCACCGCAGGATTACCAATTGTCTTTTTTGCCAAATCTGGTAGTTTGTCAAATTCTTCGATTGAGTTATATGCAGAATTTTGGATTGCGCGAGATACCTCTCCCCAGACTTCCAGCGCAGACACCTCAACTTTTTGCGGCCTAGCTAACTGAATTAATTGCCCCACACTCGGAGGAAATCCGCTCGTGTTGGTTTTTATATATTGTTTAAGCGCAAGCCCTATCATGGTTGTGTCCTCGTCTATGAGGAATGCACTCCATGCATCAACGGTTTCTTTTGCATCTGTAATTTTCCACGAAGGATATACCCTGACGATTGTGTGTACAAGGTTCCTCACATCGTCCCTGTTCATAGCCATACCCCCTTTTTTAGACATTATCCCAATCAACATCACTGCTATTTGTCGTTTTTTCTTTGTCGTTTTTCGCCCATCGTCGCAATGTGGCCAAGTGTGATTTATATTTCTTCCCAGTGCTGGCGATGTACTCAGAAAGCGATTCAATCCGCCTTTCCCAGTCCTCATGCTCACTTTTAAATTTTTCAAGTTCTTCATCACTTAATAACACGTTGTTATATTCCCCGTACTTGTGGCGTGTAGGCGGATGCTGCCGTGCTGCATCCCCTCTCACACTCTCCCCTAACTCTAACCTATCCTTACCTAACCTATCCTTACCTAACCTAACCTGTGTATCCATTATGGATACATTTTGTATACATTCTGTATTCGTGGTAAAATCAGGCAATTCATACTCATTAGATTCTGATACATTTAACAATGACTTTTCGTATTGGTTTATCGTTCTGTTGTAGCGGTCTTTCTGAATGTAATTATGAATCCTCCAATGCTTAATTACTATAACTCCGCTATCAAAGGCAAGGATATATTTCTTTGACAATAGCAGTTTTAAATCGTCCTCTGTTGCCCCCGATTGCCGGACAATACTTTTCGGATTATTGATAAATCCATCATCATCCGCAACCATCCCCAAGGTAAAATAGAGACATCTGGTACTTGCTGGCATATCCAAGAAATTATCTGATAGAATTATCGGCTTGGAAAACATTCGTCGATTTGCCATTAATCATCCTCCTCTGCCACCACAACCTTACCATCCGTCAATGTATACCACACACCCGGCTTGTATCTCTTTCCGTCAATATGGACAAGCCTAACGCCCTTCAACAATTCTATTTCTCCATTTTCGCCATCAACAAATTCCCACTCAGACAATACAAGATAACTTCCTTTCGCCCCTTTCACTTTGTTTCTATATCCCCAGCCTATTGCAATCGCAGTAGGGTTTCCAGATTCAGACGATGAAAATACCCCAGTTGTAACACTTGCTCCGTATCTACCAGTTGCAGAACTTGCTCCATAGTCACCAGTTGTAACACTTGCTCCACAGTCACCAGTTGCAGAACTTGCTCCACAGTAACCAGTTGCAGAACTTGCTCCATAGTCACCAGTTGCAGAACTTGCTCCACAGTCACCAGTTGCAGAACTTGCTCCATATCTACCAGTTGCAGAACTTGCTCCGTATCTACCAGTTGCAGAACTTGCTCCACAGTAACCAGTTGCAGAACTTGCTCCATAGTTACCAGTTGTAACACTTGCTCCATAGTTACCAGTTGCAGAACTTGCTCCACAGTCACCAGTTGCAGAACTTGCTCCATATCTACCAGTTGCAGAACTTGCTCCATAGTTCTCGTTAGATTTAGCCTCTAAGTCTATTCTTTTTGTTATGTATTCAATGGCTGCTTTCACTAGCCCGGCAATCGTTAGGCGTTCCCCGATCTTAATTTTTGTTGACGCAACTTTCGTATTGCCACCCTTTCTAATTTCCCCATCTTGCTCCACTTCGTGATATACGCTTTCACATGGGTAGTAGTACCGAAAGCAATCTAGGGGATATTCGCAAGCATGGAATCCAGTTTCACAAACGACAACCTTGTCTGTCACATATGTTTTCCCTTCTTCATACTTAAAACCATTGCAAGTCATATCCTTGTTAAATCCTTTAAAGCACTTCATTGATTCGCCTCCCCTCGTATGTATAAGTTGATAAAATCATCGAAAAGCATTGTGACAAGTACACCTTTGTAATTTTGGCGGTGCATTACAACCGGGATTTCGTCCACTTTCGCGTCTCGAATACTCTGATTCATCCAATCATAGAGACGCATTTGTTCGCAATGTTTAGCCTCAATGTGCACGCCATCCAACCCGACAACATCGGGGTCACCGTTTGCACCGGAAAACTGCTGTCCTCGTCGCGCATTAAATCCTCGTTGCCTCAACAGGCTTGCTAGTTCCCTTTCAAAACGTGCCCCTTTTTCTTTGCTCATCTTCCCCATAATGATTTTAACCTCGCCAATTCTTCCGGTGTATCTGTTTCAATTCCGACAGTCCGGCACTCGTATATAGTGCCATCAATTAATTCACTGTATTCGATACTATTTAATTCGGATGTACCTTTTAAAATTTTGTAAAAATAGCCCCCTCCGGAATATTGAACAAAATCCCAGTGATTTGTTGATGATTCTATCGCTTGTTCCGGGGGTACATTAATCTTTAAAATTATAGGGTTCCCATCTGGCAGCCTAGCCAACTTTCCATAATTAGCTAATAGCGTATTTTTGCAGGCATAAAAGGACACTCCCCATTTTCGCGCCAATAAATGCACCAATTTGTGAAAATACTTTCGTTGGTTCGGTGTATATTCCGCGTCAAGTTTTTCCATTTCAACACGAATTTCTTTACCGACGAATTTTTGTAATTTTGGTGCATCGTCTAATCCGTCAGTTTTCAGCACAATCAAAAGGTCGTTGCCTTGGACTTCGCAATTTACGCATTCGCAAATCATGCAAATGGAAGGTCAATATACTCAACCCCCTCCATCCAGTCAGATGGCTCCGCAGTGGTTTCTTTTTTCTTTGATTCAGCAAATTCAATTTGTTCAACAATAACCTTTGTCGTATATACTTTGTTCCCGTCTTTATTGGTATAGGATCCCGTCTCAATACGCCCCTCAACTGCCCATTTAATGCCTTGTGTGCCGTACTTTTCAAGAAATTCCGCCGTCTTTCCAAAAGCCGTACAAGAGATAAAATCCGCACCCTCTTGTTTTTTTCGGTCTACGGCAAGCGTAAAATTGGCAACCGCAATGGGGTTTTGTCCAGTAGAATAACGTACCTCTATATCTCTTGTGTTCCGTCCAATCAATAACGCTTTATTCATATTTTCCTCCCCTTCTTTTCCATTTCGTTGATAAAGTCTTTGAAATCGCTTGCTTTCGCCTGATGCAGTGCTCCATATTTATCTTCAAAATATTTCTTAACTGCCTCCGGATTTTCATTATCATTAATAAACTTTAAAACCCTTGCCCGTGCTTTTGGATCTTCGCCCTCCCCGTGTTTATTGGTTGCGTCTGGATCTTTCTCGTTGTCAATTCCGAATAATCCGGCAAGGGCGTACTTCCTTGCGTATGAGGTCGCTGCGCCCGTTATCTGTGCATCATCCATTCCTTTTCTTTGCGCTGATTCTCTTGCGAATGCCTCAACTGTGACTTTTTCATGGGTTTCTGTGTCGGCTAGCGTTGCGGATGCAACAATATAAAACCGCTCCCCCGCCACGCGAATATCCGTGTCCATTGTCAACACACATGATTCTTTTTCTGCAAGTGGTTTCACTTGCTTTAGAATGTCCTCACAACTACGATATTTATACCCACCAAAATCATTTTTTTGCCCTTTTGGGACAAACAACGCAGCTTGAATCCTCATCAATTTTTCTTCTATCATGGGGTTAAATCCTCCTTATTTGTGCGCGAATTTCTCCGCTTTTTTCTTCTTCGCGCTTAAAGTTTTCCGCGTCCTCTTTTTCTTCAAATCTATAAAACTCTTTTGAGCGGTCAATAAGTTCAATCATTACCTCATACATTTCGTCCTCCTTTAATTAAAAAAGTTTAATATTTTTGAATATGATGGGTTAACCACCATATTTATTAAATCTGTAATAGCACTTACTTTTTCGCTATTGTCTGTCCGATATCCTTCCTCGTCATACCAATTCATGTTGGTGCATAGATATTTGATTGCCTGTTCTCTGCTTATATACTCTGCCATAATCTACCTCTTTATTCTTCTGTATCTGCTTCTATGATTGGCTTAATGTCTGCTAAATCATTCCTATGGATTTCCATATAATTCCCATCCCAATAGGACTCGCACAATTCATCAAAATCAATCAACGCTCCATGTCCTTTAGGTAGTGGTGTACCATTCTTGATCGCAGCCCTCACAATCTCAGTATTTATATTTCCATATTGTCCAAATTTAGCTATATTATATTCTTCTTCCGGGATATCAATTACTATCTGCATCTGCTTTTACCTCTTTTTTATTACATGAGCATTGTCTTAGCAGTTGAATTGCTTCATAACAAGTTTTTACTGTATATCTGTTATCCTCATTTAATTGATCATACTTACAAACATCTCCAGTTAGAGGGTCGAATAAAACCATATCTATAATGAATTGTAAACCACTTATGATTTCTTCTCTATTCACCTTTCCTGGAGACATATTTCGTCCCATTTCCTTCAATGTCATATCTTTCTCCTTATATGGTTTTATTAAAATCCTCCCTCTGGTTTTTCCTCTTTAAGGTGAGTGTCGTGGTTTGCTTGCTTTCTCACATCTTCATCAATCAGTTTATCGTCTCCCATAATCTCCTTGACTGCCTCATGTAATGCTAGTAGCCTCTTACTATCTTCCTCGCCAGATATACTCTTAATGTATCTTACAATCATTTTTGCATCATTTAATGTCCAATGAGGAACTCTCACATATCCGTACAACCTTTTTGCGCACGCATTTACTGTTGCAGGAGATACACCCAGTTCATATGCAATTTCTGCATTTGTATAGATCTCTTATCCTTTACTATTTATCATTCCTTCCTCCTTTAATAACAAAAATAAACACCGTCGCTCACCTCATAGATTCCATCCCCTTGTATAAAATTCGCTTGCCAGATAACACACTCCGGGAGAATACTTCCATTGATTAGTAAATCCTCCGCAATCTCTATTGCTCTTTCGTCCGGCTCTATTGAAGTTGCAACATGGCTTGCCGGATAATATTGTCCAGTTTGAAAGATAACATCCTTGATATTATCCGGGAATCTATCATCTGTAACCCGATTCAGAACCACAGAACCAACTAAGTATTCAGTGTGTTCCGATACGTAGCCTGCCTCTTGCATGATTATCCAAGACAACCAATACAAATCTTGTTGTGTGTATGTAGTCTTGTTTGCCGTGGCAATGTACGCTTTCTTGTCCGTAGTGCATTGTGTTATAGGTTCAAGTCCGCACAATAGTTTTGTTACTCCGGCATAAAGTGTATGATTTTCGGATGCTTGTAATTCTCTCTGTTGCAATCGCCAGCTTATGCACGCGCCTATAACAAATCCGGCAAGAATTGCAAAAACAAAAAGAACTATGCACATCTTTTTCCAGCGCACTTCCGTTTCCCGGTTAATACGTAGAAGTAGCCTTTTTTCATCGCGCCAATTCAAAAGAATCGCCCCCTTTCCTCCTTTGGAACGTCCAAAAAATCAAAAGTTTTCATCAATGCCACAAGGCCATATTCACGCTCCTCTGATAGCCACCGCGATAGCGTACCCTGGTTTACACCGAGGTATTGTGCAAGGTCTTTCTGTCTCTTTTTCTGATGCTTTAATTCGCAACGAAAAAAATCCATTAAATCTCTTTGTTGATATTCGTATTTTTTTATTGCAACACGTGGCATAAATCCCCCTTTCTATGTCGTATACGACATTTTTTAGTCAAAAAAAATCATTTCAATTTTTTCTGGTGATAAATTTAACGCTTGCTTTATTAGTTTAATTTCTGCAACATTCCAATCTTTGATTCCGTTTACTTTCTGTGACATTGTGGAGACACTTATACCAACAATTGCCGAGAGTTGTTCCTGTGTGATACCGTTGCGTACTATCTCTGCTTTCAATTCTGCCGTTCTCATCTTTTTACCTCCTTTCATGTCGCGCCCGACATATATACAATAACAATAGCATTGTGTCGTGTCAAGATATAATTTTGATTTTTTAAAATTTATTTCTTTTCTTTAAGAATCGTGGTATCATAACGAAAAAGGAGGGAACATGATGGACGAAACTGCACGGCGAATTGTCGCAAAAAGAAAAGAACTAGGTTTCACGATGGATGAATTGGCGAAAAAGGTAGGTGTTACGGCTTCGACCATTAATAAATGGGAAAAAGGCCAAATAAAAAATATACAAAGCGCAAAGTTTGCAAAACTCGCCAAGGCATTAGAGTGTTCCCCCTCATATCTTATGGGTTTTTCTGATGTTGAGGTTGTCATTGAGATTGAAAAGCTGCCACCTCAAGGACGAATGGAAATTCTTTCATACTATAAATACTTACTGGAGAAATATAATGAAGATTGAAAAAACCGCGAGTGGAAAGTACCGCGTGCGAAAAATGATAAGCGGAAAAACTATGCAAAGAACTTTTGACTATAAACCAACGCAAAAAGACATTGACGAATGGTTGTTTATGGAAAGGGACACCCTTACAACGCATTTAAAAGCCCCTAGAACGGCTTTTAGCGTGTGCGCCGATAAGTTTATCTATTCAAAAGAAAAAGTGCTTTCTGCGTCCACTCTAACCGCTTACAAATCATATCTAAAAAACTTACCGGAGGATTTCAAGAATCTTCCCATTAGAGAAATCGATTCTTTGACATTGCAAGCACTCGTAAACGATTTAACCGGGATGAAATCGCCTAAAACTATAAAAAATTTATACTCTTTTATAACTGCCGTTCTTGGGATGTTCTCAGATAAAAGATACAGAGTGGTATTGCCGCAAAAAGAGCATATTGAGGAATATATACCAACGGCGGAGGATGTTAGAAAAGTCCTAGAGGCATGTGATATCGAAAAATATCGCATTGTTTTTTTACTCGGCACATACGGTTTACGCCGTTCTGAAATACTCGCACTCACTCCAGAAGACGTATACAACGACACGGTACACATCAATAAAGCAATGGTACTAAATTCAGACAACGAATGGATAGTCCAAAATCGCAATAAGACATACACAAGTATGCGATCCGTACCAATTTCTCACGAGTTGCAGGAAAAAATATTAAATCAAGGATATATTTTTAAAGGGCATCCACGCAAAATTAATGAATACCTTGACGCTTGCCAAAAACGAGCAGGTGTTCCGCACTTCCGATTTCACGCTCTCAGACACTTCTTTGTAACGGAATTAGCGCAAGCCGGATTTTCAGAGGCTGATATCATGGCTCTAGGTGGCTATTCCTCCCCCGATGTTATGAAACGGGTATATCGCCATGCGCGAATTAATAATAACGAGGACGGGCGACGCAAGGTTGTTGAACTATTAGAATCGCTTACAAATAAGGATACATTTTAGAATATTTTTTGAAATAAAGACGTTTTTCAACAAAATTTTTTGTCTCAATTTGTCTTGAAAATTTTAAAAATCCAGTGTTTTCGCCATGTTTAGGGTTTTTCCAATGGGTTCAAGTCCCATTGCCGGCAGTGTGCCAAAGCCCCTCGAAATCCTTGATTTATAAGGTTTTCGAGGGGGTTTTTATGCCAATTTTTGAGACAAAAAATGCCGATTTTGCATATATTTTTTGTCTTTTCAAATAAAAATTTGTCTCAATTTGTCTTGACGGCAAAAATAAAAGAGGACACTATCACTATATAGATTTATCCTTTTAGAGCTGCCCTTGTCAGCTTTCCAACAATTCCATCAACAACCAATTTTGCAGACTTCTGGAATGCCTTTACTGCTGCCAAGGTTAGCTTGCCGAAGTCTCCATCAATTTCCAATTCAAAGCCCGCCTCATTAAGTTCCCACTGCAACCATTTTACTCCGTTTCCAGTTGCGCCTTTCTTCAAGTTGGCCTTTGGTTCTGTATATGGATTGTTTTTTCTATAAGTCGTTACAACAACATTGTCATAGACATACTCCATCCATGAGAACGTCAAGCCATACTTCCATGTACCTTTTGTTATATCGCTTTCTACAGTACCATAATCAATGCCTTTAGCTTCAACTACTTTACCATTTCCGATATATACACCAACATGCCCGGATCTCCACACTACAACACCCACAGCCCAATCTTTCCAAGAGGAAATCGGAAGTCTTGCATAGGCTTGCGAATAGAGTTGTGCGCTCCCTAATACCTCCCCAGTGTATGCGGAGATAAGCCCAGAGCAATCGGTGTTAGTCTTTCCAACTTGCCCCCGTGTTCTTGCCTTTGCAATATAGGAGGACGATACCACAGAGGGGTATGACTTATTCATTTGTGCCATAAACGCCTCCGTGAGAAGTTGCATCTTTGCTCCGTAAAAATACGGTGTGCCCTTTTTACTGATAGCATAATCTGCTAACCCTTTACCCGTTAAAGCCATTATTCATCCCCCTTATTGTATCGGTCTGTAGATACCTTTAACACCGCGCCAAGAAATGCATCGATTGCCATAATAGAACCACTGATTGCCTCGCCGTATGGAATGCCCCAGATAGAAAAGATTGCCACAATTAAAGTGGCTAATGCTGGCAGGATAATCTGCGCAATATACTTTAGAACATCATAGGTCTTGTTGCTCATAATCTCCCTCCTTGCGTGTGATTGTGCGCATCGTGATATAGCGTTGCATCTTGTTTCTAGTTTTCTTTAATTCCTCGGTGTTGTTGCCATCAATCATGTGGTTCATCATGTCAAAAATTGACTCGCTCATGCATAACATCCAATCTTCGGAAATCTTTTGAAATCCATTAGAGGCCTTTTGTGTGCGCTCAATCTCCGTTACACGGCTTTCAAGTGATGTAATCCTATCATTCTGGTTCTTTTCCGGCTGCTTTGCCTTTTCGATAATCGAGTATATTACTTTGGCCGCCCCCGCAACGGAAACAATTAGCCCAGCAACCGCTAGAATGATTCTATATATGTCTGATGGTGTGAATGTAAACTCATGGCTCATGCTTCGTATGCCTCTCCCGTGATTTCCTCATACTGCTCTGCCGTAATTACACCTTTTTCCACAAACTTTGCAACCATTTCTTTGGTGTACAGTCCTAATATATAGAATCTTTTAATCTTTGCGAACATCTTCAATCCTCCATCAATGTATCTGTCATAACTGCGGTATACATCACTTGTGCCTCTATCTGCTCTAATCGTGACGCTTCTGGTGGTGTTTCTCCATCTCTTAAAGGCACTTCATCCCACGGGGAGAAGATATACTTGTCTGGGTCATTTTCGTCTTGCAAGTACCTCCCCTTTGAGTAATCAACATCCTCGCTGTCTTGTAATTCAATTCCGTTATAATTATAAAATTTCATATTTCCTCCTTAATCTGGTGCATATACAATTGCACCAATTCTAACCATATGGGACGAACCATTCCACGTTGTTGGGGTCCAAGCGGAATTTGGGTTATTCGTGCTGCGGAGTACCAGTGTTCCACCACTCCCTGCCCATTGCGCACATGGCGCATCATAAGACGAAGAGTTTCGGCCAAATATACTCCACATATATATAGTACCTGGAGAAACTACAATTCTATATGCCTCAGGATCAGTGATAGTCTGTGAGCTGGGTGTGATAGTCGCAATTGGAATTACATATATCCCATTTGGCGCAATCCTGTATCCGGTTTCCGTAATACTCCCCCCTGTTATCGTGGTGTAACTGTCGCTAGAGTTATATTTGCATGTCAGATTAATTGTAAATGTTTTTGTGACAGCCTTCAATTCATCCGAAACTTTTGTTGCCGTTACTTTGGTTGAATCCCACGCACCTGCGGATTTTGTATCGGTGAACTTATACAAGGTGTTTTCATAAATGCAATAATCATTTACACCATACCCGTTGTCAGTAGAAAATTGGTCGCTTATCTGTTCGGCGGTCTGGTATGCGTCTGTTGCTGTAGCATCAACCGCATTCAATTCTGTCATTGCCTTAACTTGTCCGATGTTCTGTCCACTTCCAGAGGTAACAAGTGCATCATCCACGGCAATAGCGGTTAGTACTTTGTACAAGTCTCCATCATAGATAAGATAATCGCCAACGGAATAGGCATGTGTGGAAGGTGTTACTTCGGTGTAAGTGGTTAGATTATTAGTTAATCCAGCCAGCCTAGACCATGTACCATTTCCCATTAATACCTTGTCTTCATCCCCTGCGTATGGTACTGGTACTAATCCGCTTGTTCCGTCCGTTGATGAGGTTGCGCCATCAAAAGGAACCGCATCCTCTAATGCCTCTGCTGCTGCCTCTGCTCGATCTCTTGCATCTTCAGCATCCTCTTTCGCTTGAGAGGCGGTTTCAGCATAACCTTGTACCATTGTTTCGTACCCCGTAACCTCGTTATTCATTTCTTGAATTGCATCATGAATAGAGCCGCGCACTTCTTCACCATATCTAGCTGCCAGTATTTCAGCAAGGTATTCGTCAATGTTAGCCATCCTTTAATCCTCCTCGTCAATCATAGCCTGCGCGTATGCTTCTAATATAGAAATTGCTTCATTCGCGCCATCATCTGTGACAACTCTGTTGATTTTCACATTCCCATTGATAACCTTTCCAGAATCGTTGATTTCGTCATAGGTTAATGCGATTCTTTTTAGGTTGCCATCGCTTGCTACTGCAAAACCTTTTAAGTTTTTCATGCTGCATCCTCCGTGTCATAAAGTAAACTCGTTAAATATTGATAGGTTTCATCTAATATATCTGGATTATTCTCTGGTTGTTCATGTTCCTCTAATCTGGTAGTGTCATACCCTTTTTGAAAGGCTTTTAATTCCCAACCGAAGGAAATATTGGGTGTTCCTTCAACAACAAAAAACAATGGATTACGTTCCGATACCCACACATCCCCTTGTCCATACTTCTGTAAAAATACTTGATATACACAATCAGTATCGATTGTTTCCGCAAACACATCCTCAAGCCACACAACGCACTTTCCTGTTTCATCTGTTGTTCCTTCGCCAAGATCTCCGAACATCGGGGATGTGGTTTCGTAGCAATATAACAAACGTTCATTATTGTTGTCGGTTTCAACACAGCGGTTCTTTGTACCATATACCACCAGAGAGCCAACAATCTGCACCGCACAATTTCCGCCCCCTTCGGCGGTCATTGTAACACTAGTACCGTACATATCTATTTCGCCGTCTGTGGTGGCAATAACAATTGCATCTTTTCCAAAGAAAGTCACACCAGCATCAACAGATGCCCCATACCCAGCAAGATACCCGCACAAAATGGAATTATAATGCACTTCAAATCGGTTGTATGTATTATTTAGTGTGAATCCTGCAATCGTGCCAGTTTTCGCCGTCAACGTTCCCGCAGAGGTCACGCTAAAATTAGAGCCCAGTGTAATAGAGCCGCTGTTGATTGCAACCCCGGCATTATCCCACGTTCCTATTGTTGAACCACTTGCATTTTTTACTACAATTTGCCCGTTTGCGTTCCCGGATCCTCCAAGGGTTAAGGATCCGCCCTTGATTCTGTCCGCGTACATTGTCCCGGTTGTGATATAATCGGCAACGATTGCGCCATTAATTGTCATAGCCAGCCCATATGTACCACTATACCCCGTTGAACTATAGCCAAGCCCTCCAGAGTTCCACCGCCATACCTTTGTTGCCGTGGCAATGTCGGAAGTGTCCATAATGCACAACTCTTTTGGATTGCCGTTGGAATCGTTAATAAAATATATATTTCCGCTAGTGGCGGTTGTGATCAGTGTTGTTGCAGTTGCCTTAGCTTTCGCCAAGATACTGCTTTCCTGCACCGTCTCCGCGAGAATTGCCGCATCTATCTTGCTTTGTGATTGTGTGTAATTCAATGACAACGAACTTCCAATTGTGATGGAATTTTTCGTTGCGTCAAGCAAATCCTCTTTTTTTTCCGTGATATAATACCAAGCGTCTAATCCGTAGAATGGACATACAACATTCACGGCATCCCCAGTGTGAAACGCATCTATATCATTTCCAAGCACAGACAAATCAATTGCGGTTACTTCGATTTCTAAATTTGCGAACTGATTAGCCGCCAGCCACTGCTGCCCTTTTGTTTTTAAGTTCGATGCAACCGTCACATCCTCAAAGTTTACGGCTTTAACAATCCACCCAAAATTATCTATAGCAGATTGACTATACAACACATCGGAACCACTATTGACACTTTTTATTGTCAAATAATCATCCAATCCGCTCACTGTAGAAGTATCTAGCTTTTCACCCAAAGGGATGCAAGCCGTTGCAATATCATCTGTTGTAATGGTGTCGGTGTAGTCCAAGAGATTAGAGCCAAATTCTATTTTTTGCCCTGAGAGGCTCCCCAAATCCTCTAGCGTAACAAGGTCAAGAAATCTTGTGTTGCCAACGTGCCGAACACGTAAATATCCATTCAACGAATCGCACAACTTCTCCCGCATATCGGAAAGGGTATCTTCGTAATTGGTATATCTTAGGATATAATTATTAGGGTCCGTCACAGTTACTGAACCAAGCGTAAACTGCTTGCTAGAATCCACTTGCGCATTGTGGCTTGCCAGCATTGCCGCAAATACATTCTCAGGCGTATCTTGATAACACGCTTGTCGCTGGATAGTATCAGCCAGCCAAGCCAACTCTCCGACCGCATACACATTCAATTCTAAATCAAGTGTTTTGCTTATCTCTCGGACTTCTCCGATAAATATATCCTCATCATTCTCTTTAACAATAACAATACTTTTTCGTTCTTTGAAATCGTCAAATCGCGGATTGGTTACTGGGATTGTTAAATTAAGTTCGCCCGCGTCACCGATTGCCGTTTTTAGAACTGCCTCCGTTGCACTATAGATAGGATCACCCGGATAGTATAATATATCCGTATCTAGCCAAATTTCGAACATTATAGACTACCTCCCCTATAGTAGATGGTTAGCGTTCCCGTACCGGATATTGTTAATGTTTTTTCTTCCGTTCCGGCAATTTTGACTTTCGGAAAATAATTATCTCCTAAATCTAAAGCGTAGCGATTGCCTTCATATTCTAGTGTTAACACCGTCAAATCCGTCACTGTGAATGTTGGAACCGTTTCCATATGTCCGGCTGGAATTATCACATCCCTTGTTCCTCCGGTCATTGTTATTGTTCCAAGGGATGTGATAATCCCGTAAAGGAAATCGAAAGGATCCCACAACCAAGGCTCAGTAGAATCTATAACCTCATACTTGTAAGGGTCTGCATGTGGAACTGTCAATGTGAATCTTCCTAGTTCCCTCGCACGGTCATATCCCGTAATTGCAACGCGCCCTTTCCAGAAATAGCCCAAGTCATTGTCAAATATCAAATGGCATAATTTACCATCAATTTTATTTCGAAAATCCGATATCACGTTATCCCACAACGCAGGCTCCCGCAATCCGCCCAATTCAACGCTAATTTCGCGCGCTTTGAATACAGGCCTGCCCGTCAAGTACTCGGACAAATCAAGGTCGGCTTGTGCTCCTGGCACTCGAATATATGAGGTTTCTTGTTCCGGTGCTGATATATAATTATTGTTCCCGATTGCAAGCCCCCAATCATTCAGCGTGTGGTACTGTTCCCCGGTGGCAACCACTTCGATTGTTACCCCATTAGTTAAATTATTCATCGGTGTGCCTCCCTACTTGCCATTTTTGCAAATGCCTTATTCATTGCTGGAGCAGTCGCCCCGACTAACGCCCCGGAATCTAGCACAATCTGGCTCCCTTCTGCAAGGTATGGCAAATATTGATTCAATAATCCGGTTAATTCTGTCAGCCCATTCGTCCCACCAGTCGCACCGCTTAGAGGTTGCACTACCGACCGCCCGGATGCTACTGTTAAAAGTTCCGGGCCAGCCTCTCCAACAATTGCACTTCCAGAATCCAGTGCTCCACCTTTTGCAAGATATGATATTTTATTAATCTCATTGAGATGGAACCCGAAAGTTTTTCCTCCAAGCAACGGGACCCAGTCGGGGATGCTAAATGATATCTTGTTAAGCCCCCGAATGAGGAAGTTCAAGCCACTTATCAATCCGTTAATAATTCCTATAATTGCATTGATAGGGGCTTTCACAATTCCGCTTAAGGCATCCCACACTCCTTGAAAAATTTGCTTTACCGCATCCCATGCTCCTTTCCAATTGCCAGTAAATACATTTTTCACAAAATTTACAATGCCGGAAAAAATATCTTTTATTCCGTTAAATATCTGGCTAAAAGACGAAAAAAGCCCGTTAAGAACATCCCCAACGGCTCCGAGGCTCTGGCTCCAATCTCGCAAGAAAATCCGCTGCAAGAAATTATTAACATCATCAAACACACCAACAATTTGATCTCCCCACTTAACGCATATTGCAATCAGTCCAACAATTGCGGCAATCACTAGTACTATTGGATTTGCTGCTAAGAAATCCAAAGCCGTCCCAAGTGCCGGAATTACCGTTCCACTCACAAAGGATATTAAGGTCGCAACCTTGCTAATTGCGGTGGCCATTGGAGATATGGCAGCAACAACGGCAAGAATTGTGAGTATTAATCCTTGTTGTGTACTATCTAAATCGGTAAACCAAGAAAGCACTTCACTAATCTTTGTTGCCAACTTCTCAAGCATTGGGGTCAAATACTCGGCAATTTCCGCGCCAATTTCAAGAAATTCCCCTCCAGCGGTGGCTTTCAATCGTTGCAGGGCATCATCAAACTCAACGGCAGCATTCAAAGAATCCTCTGACAGAATTACCCCGGCCTCCTGTGCTTCTTGTCCAAGTGCCCTTAGTGCTTCGCCTCCATCATCAATAATTCCAGCAAGTTCATCCGCGCTTTTTCCAAAGATATCCATTGCAAGGATATCGCGCTCAGTCTCGTTAGTAACTTGTGATAAAGCCTCTAATGTGTCATAGAACACTTCCTCAGTATCTCGATATTCGCCGGAAGAATCTCGCACAGATACACCTAATTGCGCCCATGCTTCGGCTGCGCTCCCGGTATCGCTTGCCATATTCTTTTTCATTTTTCGTGCCGCCGATATCATTGTATCGGCAGACACATCCACCAATTCAGCGGCATAGTTCCATTCTTGCAACGTGTCTGTGCTGAATCCACTTTGCGCCGCCAGTGTTGCCAATTCATCGGCGGAGGATGCCGCACTGACAGCAAGCCCAACTAGCCCGGTTATCGCGCCGGCTGCCGCCGTGGATAATCCCTTTGTTGCGTCTGCAACTTTATCCGCGCCAGATGCAACTTTGTCAGCGGTTGCTGAAATTGTTTGCAAGGTGGAATTAGCTTCTCGCGCTTCTTTTTCTAAATCTTCAAGTGCTTTTTCGGTTGCAACAATTTCACGTGTTAATGCGTCGTATTGCTCTTGCGTTGCCTCGCCCTTATCCATCTGGGCTTGCACTTGCGCTTGTGCATCCTTTAAGGCATCCAGCTTGTTCTTAGTCTCGGCAACTGCTTTGTTTAATAATTCTTCCCTCTGGCGCAATAAGTCTACGTTGGTAGGGTCTAATTTTAGCAATTTTTCAACGTCTTTTAATTGCGCTTGTGTGCTTTTGATTTCCTTGTTAGTACTGGATAGGGCTTTCGATAGTCCGGTGGTATCTCCGCCTATTTCAATTGTGATACCCTTAATTCTATCCGCCATACTTTACCTCCCTTTTGGAAAGAATGTATCAATGTCGGCCTGCGTTGCCTTATAGTCGTATTTTTCGAAATCATTAGCTTTCTCACACAACATATCGTATATCATCCCGCAAGTGAGATAATCTAATTCATTCAAAGAAAAACCCAACTCTGTGCACCTTAACATGTATGCAGCAGAGTTGGGTTCCCTAGTTGTTGGTCTTATTTTTTTTTTGGAATTGAAGTAGTTTGTTCATTCTTGAACCACACCTCTAAAGTTGCAGGCAAAAGCTGGTACAGTGATGTAATCGAATCGAACGAATCCAGCCAATCCTCAAATGGTTGCCACTCCTCTGGTGGCTTATGCCTGGTTGCCTCGTCCCCTTGCATGCACATAATATATGTTGCCTTATCAAACATTTCGAATGATACATTATTAAGCAGTGTAAGGTTCTTTTCTTCGGTTGTCCGTCCGTCCGCTTTTGTAAGTGCTTCTTTGAGTGTATACATATCCTTGATAATATCGCGTCCAAAGATAATGCGGTATAAATGAGGGGTCAGAGCGGACGCTCTCAGCGTCAGCTCTTTCCCCTCTGCTTCAATCTTCTTAATCGTTGCCATGGGTTTAATTCCTCCTATTGATAGACTGTTGTAAACCAGTCATCCATAATTACACTAGTGGTTTGGCTCGTGGTTCTTGCCATTACTGTGCCATCTGCCAGCGGTGTGGCTGAAATCGTAGAGGTTTTCGTCAGCGGACTTTTAGTGTCTGTATTAGTTTCCCCACCAATTCCCGGACGTGTGCCAGTACAATTATAAAGACAATAATAATCATGGTTTTGGTCGCCATCAATCTGATATAATAAAGCAAATGATTTTGGTTCTACAGTCGCGTTTTCAATGAGTACCTTGTCCGCGTCGTCAATAGTGAACCCCCATACATCGGCAAGCATTGCATCCGGGAATAGGGCCATTTCTAGGTCTCCGGAATACCCGTTATTTGCTACTGCTTGATAGTATGTAATGCCGTCTGCATAGAAAGGCTCCACACTTCCCTCTGGGTCTAATGACAGGCTAACTGCGCCGGGAACATGTACCGGGGTAGCATAATCCGGCGAATCAATTGTGCCATTGTTCACTGCATAATGCACATTTTTTAAATTAAATCTCACCTTGTTATCCATCTTCTAGTCTCCTTCTGATATCTGAATTGAATATACAACTTCGAAACACTTTTCATCGTCCAAATACGTCTCGGACTTTTCCCACACGATATCTGTCAATGCATCCTCAATTAATGCCTCTGATACCGTATCTTTATTCTTTGAATATAGTTCTATATCTATGTTTTGTACGGGATAGTATACTTTCCCGTCTGCCGTAAAGTTGGAACTAGATACAACGAGGTAACACACAAACGGAAGGTTCGGGGCTTCTCCTTCTGGAAAGCAATAATAAGCAACAGGTAATCCTGTCTCGCTCAATCTTGTATAAAGTTCTATAAGCGTCATTTTGCAATCACCTTCACCTTTTTTTCTAGTTCCTTAATCGCGTATTGCTCCGCAGGGGCTATGTGCTCGATACCTCTCACTCTGCCGCCGCCTACCTTCGCATGCCCGTGTTCAAGCAAATGTGTTAGTTGCGGTTTTGTACGATTGTACACAGTATAGCGAACATCCTTATTTGATGAGTATGAGCATTTCGACGTCCAACCTTTTCTATAATCGCCGGATTTCTTTGGGGATGCGCTTTTTATTTGACTTGCGGTATCTTTCGCGATCTTCTTAACTTCATCCTTCAAATCATCGCTAACCTCAGTAACATATGAAGTTAATTCGCTTGTAATCTTATCCGCAAGATTATCAATCGCCACATTCATTTGGTACCCGCCTTTCGTTCCAGATAAAGCTCTATGACATCATCTTTTGCAAAGAATGTCCGATATATAGAAAATCTTTGTCCATTGTATACGCACAATTCTTGTCCATCATACTCCCATCGGTTCATTGTTACTTTATATGATGCCTTAAACCCCATTTCGCCAGCCTTGAAAAATTCAGATTGTCCGACAGAATTTACTTTGCAAAAGACTTGTACCTCGTCCGGCTCCTCAAGAACATATTGCCCGATTTCATCGACTGCTACACGAGGGGTTAATAAAGTTACAACATCCGATTTATCCATCTATTAGTCCCCCGTTCGATAGCTTTGTGACATAGCCATTTGTGCCTTTTGCTCGTCGTAGCTTGCTTTTAATCGGTCATAATCATCTGGCTGTCCAAAGTTCATGCGGCAATACGTAATAATCGCACGCTTGCACAAGTCGTTTGTCGTGTCTACTGTTACGCCAGCAAGAATGAGGTCAAGTGTTGCGGCGGCAATCAAGTGCGCGATTTCTACATCAAAAGCATTCGTTGTAAGTCTTAGCGACAACTTCACCTCGTCCAGTGTCAACATATTATTTCTCCTTCTTGCCCTTCTTTGGTGCCTCCGGTTTAGGTTCAACCAAGTAAGAAATTTCTTTAACAGTTACTTCGTCACCGATTTTATGCAGCCCCTTTTCATCAAAAAAAGGCATCTTCACAATTGCTTTCATACGCCCTCCTTGTATGCCTTGTACAGTCCCTCTGTTACTGTTACGCGCCCATCATGCCCTAGTTTTACATCGGTATCAACATAGATAGAATAGCCACATTCTTTTGCCCTATAACAGAAAGCTAAATCTTCGCCACATCCACCAATAGGGGAAAACCAATCGCTAAATTTCCCTTTAATGTCAAAAAGGCAATCGGTTTTCATTAAGCAGCAACCTAGCCCAATCCCCGCCACTGGGTTAAGCCCGTCCGTATAGGATTGCGCATCAAAGAAACGTAAACCATTCGCCGGATCGCCGTCCATCATGTCATACATGACAGGTGTATAGGGTGGATTGCGCTTAAAATAGATTCCGCTCACGATATCCTTATCGTCCCTAAATAATTGTTCAAGTGTTGACGGAGCGAACACCATGTCAGAATCTAGCCAGAATATATAATCATACTCCTCTTTTATGGCTAGTTCTGCGAGTGCGTTCCGGCTTGCATATATAAGACTAGAACGCTTAAAACACACGGCGCATTGTTCAATTTTTTTAAGCATGGCGAGGCTCTGCGCAAAAAGCGCAGACACCTCATCCATACACGGAACTGCAATTAAAATTTTCTTCATGTCATGGGATCCTTTCTATTTAGGCGTGTACAACCTTAACAAAAGCATTTGGAGCAATTGGTTCAACCGCAACGTATTCGCGTCCCAGGATGCGAACCAAATCCTTTGCCATGTCAGTTTTGTCGTCTAATTTGAAATCAATTCCCTCGCCATTCGGGAAATTTGCAAGTGCTCCGTTTTCCAGATCTCCAACGATCATATAGGTGTCTCCGGTAGTAGTTGCCGAACTAAACGGCATAATGCTATTGTTGAATACAACCTCTAACCCTTCGAACGGATCCACGGAATAATTTCCAGCATACTGTACTGCTTTGAATGCGCTCCATGTTGCCTTATTCATCATAACTACCGGGCTTGATGCCTCGTCAGACAACTTTCCAATAGCGTTAGCGACCACATCAACCGCAATAGTGTTGGTTGCATACTGAGGAACCCCTACACATGTAGTTGTGGATTGAGTTCCACAAGCAATAATTTTTCCTACAAGAGTGTCAGCAGCTTTTTTCGCAATCTGATAAGCCAATTCCTCATATACATACTGCAAGAATGCCTCGCCCTGCATATCTACAACCTCATCAGATACAGAAATCCATTTCTTGATAGATGCCGGAATTAGTTCCACAATGCCAAGTACCAAGGTTTCTTCAGACACTGCATCCCCTCCTTCGGTGTGGATAGATGCGCCAGTAGATGAAATTTCAAATCCAACTTTAAGATTTCCTTTCAAATAGGCTTTCTTTACTCTGGACATGATACCGTCTTTTTCCCACGCGGTTTTTACAATATCATATACCATTGAGGGAACTGGTACAGTGCCGGAAACATTTTCAGTTAATAAGGCGCGGCATTCATCATCTTTTCCGCTCTTGATATAATTAGCATATGCGTTAATATATTCCCTGGAATCTCTAATTTCTACATTGTTCATTTTTCTTTCCTCCGTTACGAACGTCTTAATAGTTTCAATTCGTTCCTCATCGTTTGCAATCCTTTCGCAGAGTGCTTTCCTTTCCTCCTCTGCTGCAATTAATGCCTTGCGCCGTTCTTCGATAGCGTCAACCTCTGCCGTTAGTTCATCAATATTACTTTCCGGCAAATCCATCAAATTACGAATTTCTGCAAGGCGGGCTTCCGTTTGTTCGAAAGTCATTTCGTTAATGTTCATCCTTTTTCCTCCATGTTTAATAACTTCAATTTAAGCTCCATCTTTTTGTGCTTGCGTTCGTTCTCAGCTTTCAGAAGTCGCTCCGCCTCTGCCTTTGCAATCACTCCGTCAATAAAGGCTCTCGCTGATATTTCCGTCCCATCATTCGCTGGTATAGATACCGCGCTAACATCATAGAGCTTGCTAATTTTTCGGATTGTCCGCAGATAAATCTGTTTTCCACCCTCTTTGGATTCTTCGACATCATCTGCGCCTACTGTAAAACCAAAGGACATTTTTGTTGTATAACCGCCCTTAATTTCCTCATATAACTGTCTGCCGCTGGATGTGCCTCCAAGATAACCCTTTATCAATAAACCATGATTATCTGTGGAAAGTTCAAGTGTTTCATTTGAAACTCTTGCGAAAACTTTACCCTCATGGTTGTATTGCATGATGCAATCATTCATATCACATGTTTTAAACGCATCCTGTGCAACTTGTTCCCAAATTTCAATATCATCATCCGAATACATGATATAGGGCTCATTGAAGGTAGTTGCATACCCCTCAACAATGTATTCATCCTCGTCTCTAGTCTCCAATACCATGTTGCGGTACTGTCTCCCGGCCTTAATTTTCTCCATTAGGTTCATCGTCCTTATCCTCCAGTAAATAATACTCTCCGCGGATTGTTGCCGTGTCCCCATTCTCAAGCGGTGGCAAATTCCAAATCTCGCGGATCTCGTTAATTTTCATCAAGCCTCTGTCTGCCATCTGTGCGCTCACATTCAGTTTGTCCGCCGTGGACATATACTGTAAACGGTTAGCTGTTGCCATTATTTTAGAACCGAACCCTTGCTCCTGCGGCGTGTAAAGCATCTGTGTTAGTACTTCAGATAGTTGTATCGCGAATTGCTCAATTGCCCCCTCGTAGAATGCCGCCCAACTATCTCCATAGGCTTTATTTTGCAATACATCCTCATTCACTCCAAAATAGTTGTACACATTCTCTTTGATATAGGCCATTTGGTCGCCGTCAATGGTATATGGCGAAGATTCAATTTGCTTAATATTCTGATACGTATTAGGGAACAATAACAATCCTCCCCCAGAGGCATCTTCTGAAAAATTCTTTTCAGAAAACAATTCCCTCTCAGCTACTAGGTCAGATACCTTTGCAAAGTTATTAGCTTGCGCCATGAATCTATAGGTTGCAGAATTTTTGATTGCCTCCTCTATCCCTTGATTTTGCAAGTCAACCAGCTTGATTGTGCTATTCAATGCAAAATTCGAACTTCCAAAAATATCATCCTTGTATTGAAATTTTGTTAATATCCCACAACGGGACATTTCAATACAAGCCTTTTTCCCATTTGAAAAGCTATAGCGTAGATATGGGGTCTCTGTGGCATCCGTCACAATTTCAACGGAACTCGGCATTACGGGAAATATTCCATTCACTTCGCCGTATTTGTCAAGCATCGGAACGATAAAGGCCGTATTTTGCATGTCTAAAATTGTTGAAGTCCTATAAAGGAATTGGCTCCACGTTTGAAAATTGTTAGGGACTTTTGTTAATTTCGTTTTTAGTGTTGGCCTTGCACTTCCTAACATTTCAACTTTCAATTTCGAACAATGCCGCGCCCGTGCGTCAATTGCGCTTCTGACTAGTTCACTTTCGTAAAGGCTCCCGCCCCAAGTCGTAAATCTCGGCGTGTATGCAGTAAGAGTTTTCCAGTAATTTTGCGCTAAAACTTTTTCTTTTTTCTTTCCGAAAATTGCATCAAACAATCCCATTATCTATGCTCCGTTCTTTAATCGTTCCCCTATCTCTTTATCCCACTTTTGGCGAACTGTAAAAGCATCTATAAGTGCTGCGCATCCGTCAATGTGTTCTGTCGGCGATATCTTCACCAGTTTTCCCCGACCGCGCTCTAAACTCATTTTGATTGCCGAGTTCATCAAATGAATTGCCAACAAGTCATTGTTACCGATGTGAATTTTCCCATCTTTCAGCATTCCCTCAAATTCTTGCAATACTGGATATAGATTTTCGCCTTGAAATACATCATCCATATGAAAACCATATTGAATCATATCATTTACGAGATATTGCGCACTGTAGCGATCGTACCCCACTTGCAGAGGATAAATACTATATTGCTCAACCAAATCTTTGAACCATTGAAAGCAATCCCGATAATCAACAAAATTATCCCCAGACAGCGCAAGCAATCCACGTTGTAAATACATATTGTAGGGGAGGTTGTCCCGAATTGTTGCATCCTCTATTTTTTCCGCCGGCAGCCAAAACTTCGCAAATACGTACAATTCCCCCGCTTTCTCAATAACACATGTTGCAGCGGTCAAGTCCGTTGTCTGTGATAAATCAATCCCGCCAACGCAATAACAATCATGGAAATCTTCAAGTTGTAACTCCTCACCCATCGTGCCTTTAACAACTTGTGCATCTAGCCACGCCGTAGAGCTGTTTTGTTTTATATTACAATACTTGCATATAAACTCCGCCTTTTTTGAAAGCGATCCCTCCGCAATAGCGATTTCCTCAATCAAATAATCCACTGGAACGCTTACTCCCATATTGGGGTTACTCTTGCGCAGTTCATTAATATCATTCCAGCAATCAATATCGTCTATCATGTAGAGAAAAGGCAGCAGTTTTTTTTCTTTGCTATTCCCTAATAAAAACGATGTACACCGAGCAATCAGTTCATCGTAGATTGACCCGCTTACATATCCAGCCGTACTAACTGACAACATCATTCCCTCCGGCCTTGCCCCCATTGCTGACTTCATGACCTCATATTGGCGCAGTCCTTGCTCGCCTTGCCATGATGCTATCTCGTCGCATATTGTCAACGATGGGTTAAACCCGTCAGATTTCTTTGCGCTGAACGCAATTTTTTTTACAGAACTATTGATTTCTTGAATAAATAAATCGCTCTGTCTATGCTTTGGGATGTCTGCCCCTTCCAGTACTCTCTTGTTATGCTCATCCCTATTATTTTCAAATTCTTCTTTTTTTGCTTTGTACTCTGGATCCAACAATTCCATTTGCCAAACGGAATCATACACGATTGCTGCTTGTTCCAATTTCGGAGCAAGGCAAAAAACTTTTGCTCCATAGCCGCCATCTATATGCCACTCATACCGGGCAATCGCAGACGCAAGTAAACTTTTTCCGTTCTTCCTAGCAACAATCAAAACAATCTCGCGGAATTGGCGATTTTCTCTTTCGTCAACAATTCCAAAAATTGCGGAAACTAGTGCCCTTTGCCAAAGTTCAAGATGCAAATTCTTTGGCGCAAGCACTCCCTCAACATGAAAGCAATGTTTTTCAATCCATCGGATCGCAGCATTCGCCTTTTTTTGATTAAAAAAAAAGGTCTTGTTTTCAAGCCCTTTAATGATATATCCGTATATTCGCTCGATCCATTGTGACACAACAATATTTCCGCTCTTAATCCCTTGATAGTAAGCAAGAATCGCATTATCTCTCTGCGCCTTTCGCGGAATCTGCGCCTCTTTTTTTTCTTTTACCTCTGTCATGGCGTTGTGTTCTCTCTTTGACTAAAAAAGATTAGTC